ATTAATGTCAGATTGAAATGCTCCAGTATAATTTGCACCATGTATGTGAGTAGTTTTAAAATTGTTTCTATGAAATGTACATGCTAATGTGGAACCTCCGCATTTTCCTCCACACATAACAAAAACATCATATTCATTCATCTTTTAAAATATAATAATAAATTTTTTATATTTTAAAAACGATAAACGTTTACTATTTTATTAATTCTTTGATCGTAAATATTCTTTTAATAAATCCATGTAATAAAACCCTTTTTCATTAGATGGTTCTATTGCTAAACGTTCACCCCATTCGTTCCATGAATTAATTAACAAAAGTTTATTAACGCCTTTATAAGATGTTTTGTAAGAATCAATTGTTTGTTTTAACATAAATCTATGATTTTTTTCCGTTGAATTTATACAAATACTAGCATGCTTAATACGATCGGGTAAACACAATCTTGGTCGATTATCAAAATCAAAACATAAAGATTTTATATTTGGCGAATTGTAATTAATATTATCAATATATTTTTTGTAATCAATAATGCGTTTTCCTGATTCATCGATGCTAATATATCCAATATCGTTGTTTTTGTAATCAAAGTGAAAATCATATTGTAAATGACCAAGATGTTCGTTTCGCACCATAGAATTGATAATGAAATGTACTCCAAAAAACCCACACTCAACACAGTATTTATTAAATATTGATTTAACCATATCAAGGATTTCTTCTTTAATAAACCATGGATGATGAACAAATAAGACAGGTTTGTTTTCTATTTTTAAATAGTTATCATGTTTAAAATATTTTATTAGATTCTCTGCATTTTTCTTTATATTTTCCATCGTATAATGATTTTCTATTCTATCATTTATTTCACCAAATGCCACATTTTTAGTCCAATCTTCATTAGCCCAAATAAAAAATACCTTTTTACCTTTGGTGTCCAATCCTGGATCAAAGAATTTGTCGATAACTTTATCCATAATCATATTTTGGTTTGTAATTGTGTTTAATGAGAACCAATAATAATAGATAGCGAATCCTTGAATAGGATAATCTTCTATAATTTTGAATTGGGTTTGTATTAATTTTTTATTTTTGTATAGATCATAATCATTGATGTTTTTTATTTTTAAAACTTTGTTTGAAGGAGTAAATGAATCATTTGAGTCAATTTGTTTTATAAAATGTCCGAGATTTTTTGTGTCTGTAAATCCTTTATAAAAATTCTTATCGTTTTCGGGAAAAGAATGAAATTGCGGAAAATATACACAATATGCTAAAATATCATGAATGATATTGCTATCATTTTTTTCAGAATTTGGTTTTCCAAAATAAGAATCCCAAAATGGATTATAAAAGATTTTTGGTTCAATAGTATAAAAGAAATTCTGTTTTTTGGCAATAACAATATCAATATTTTTTATAAGCCAGTTAATGTTATCATATTCATAAGCATTATTATAATTAAATAATCGATCTTGCACAACCGATGGATAGTTCTTTTTTTGATAATAAATTGGTAATCCAGTTAACATTAATAATGTTAGCGTGTAAGAATAGGTTTCGGGCCAAATTGACGTTTCAATCCAAAGATTTGGGTTGTGTTTTACAAGTAATGAATTAAGGTGGTCAATATCAGAATAATTATACTGTTCAACAAAACTAGAGTCTGAATAAGGTATATTACCAAATATTATTATCTTGATATTATCTTGTTTTTTTGCGTACAAAATCAACTCTTCGACAATGTAATACCCTTTTAAATTATTGATATTTCCTAGTACGCCTATCGTAATTTGTTTGTTACTGGTAATTATTCTAGTAGATCGATTACAATAATCAGGTATTTCAGCAATTACAAATTTTTTTTTATCAACAAAATTTCCATAGACACATGTATTTTTTATATTTTGAGTAATAATAATATTACATTTGTTTATTGGGAAATAAGAATCTGGTTTCGTAGACATTAATTCATGATAATACAATAAAGGTTTACTATACAATAAACTATAATCATGCGTTATAGTGTCAACTTTGACGTTTAAATTGAACAATTCATTTACAAAATCTTCAGAATGCCCTATAATAGAATTAATAAATATTTTTGTAAACTTAGATTGGTTGTTTTTTAAAAATTCTATACTCTCTATATTGTTGTAAGATTTTTTAACAATTATATTATCGTCAATGTAAAAATATACTGCATTGTTAAAATTTCTTGCAACTAAAAATGTTTGTTCGCTTTTGTAATAAGAAACAATTCTATTAATAAATTCGGTGGTTCCTCCACCATAGTTTGGAAAATCTATTATTAAAATTAAGGAATCAAAATTGTCAATAGAATTTATCTTTTTCAAATTACTAAAAAAGGGATCGTTATTTTTTTTACAAACATTCACGCAACTTTCATACATATTATTGAAGACATTCTCATTTTTATATTTGATAATGTTTTCACTAATGGTAATGTTATATGAATTATGCAAATGTTGCTCATAAGCGCTCTTAATGTTTACTTTTGACGTTATCAATGCATTTTTTTTTCCAAATTTATTCCAATGCAGGAAAGCCTCTTTTTTTGAATTTATTTGTAAACGATTTGCAAAAACATAATATTCCCAATCAAAATTGATATCTTCGAATAATTCATGATAAACTGATCCCAAGTAATTATTGGATTTACTGAACAAGTTCCAAATATTAATTGCTTGTCGGTGATTATTCGGTTTAAAATAACAATTTTTGTACATAGCGTAGAAATAGGAAACGTCAAAATGATTTTTATCTATGCCAAATGATGATAGATCAATATAACCATTTAACCTTGGTAAAGCTGCTATTTCAATGTAATTGTCATAGAAAAACCACTGAACTGCTGCGTTTTTTATTTTAGAAACAAATTTATCATCGTACTCTGTATAATAATAGTTTTCGTATATGTATTGATCTAGGTTTATTTCCGACTGACATTTTATCTTTATTAGGTCTTCCATAATATTATCAACCCATGAGTTATTGTCTATTATGATCTTCTTTAAAGTATTGTATTTGTTAAGATATTTTTCTAACTCAAAAAGGTTTATTATTCCTTGTCTGTACTCATGATGACTTCCAGTTTCTAACCAATGTTTTATCGCATCATTGTAATTAGAAACGCCATTCTGTATCAAATCATCATGAAGAAGTAAATAATGTTTCCAATGAAAATAAGGACTAGAAAAATAAATAGGTTTTGTTTCAGGTAAAGATTCTATTGATTCTGTTATTTCTTCTTTATCATTTGTAAGTATTCTTTCGTAGTTAATAATTGGACTAGTATAATTATCCAAAATATATTGAGATGATTGAAACGTCTGGTCGCATTTTTTGTTAAGGACAATGTTGTTTTTTAAGAATTCAATAATTTTATTAAAATCATAATTATAGTTTTCTATTACAAAAAAATTAGGTACGTCTATTTTGTAAGTCATATTATTTTCTAAAACTATGCACGGACAATTTTGGTAGAGGGCATTTAATATAAACCGTGGTTGGCTGTTTCTATTTGTAATAAGGAAATAATCAACGTAATCTATGTATTTATAAATGTTTATGTAATTGCATATTTGAATGTAATTATCAGGTGAAAATTTTTCATCGTATTCGCCACCTATCCAGATAAAATTGTATTGAGGCATTTTTTTAACAATATTTATAAAAATATCATAACCATTTTCATAATTTTTGATTCCAAACATACCGAATCTAATTGCGTCGTTGTTAAATAAATTCAATGGTTGATACTTTTCCAAAATTTCAAAAGATTCCAAATTTATGAATGGTCTGAAAAGTTGTGCATTTTTAATTCCATATGAATTGCTAATATATTCGATTATTTTTTCATTACCGCAATAAATAATGTTTTCTTTTAAATCTTGAATAGAAGAATTTGAAAAAACAATATTGTCATGAAAATGGAAAATACTTCGCTTAATTATATTTGACGTGAATTTCTGTATGTTTGACAAAAAAAGATTGTCAGCGTTTGAATATATAAATTTGGGATTATGAAAATCCAAAAGTTCTCTTAGTAAAATCAAATTATTACAATAATAGACAGGAGGCGATTTTAACTTATTATATAAATGTAATAGTTTTTCATTAAATACAACATCAAAAATTATCGTGTTTTCATAAATATTGTTTTGTTGTAAATAAATAACGTATTCATATAAAAAGATGGTTTCGTCATTTATTTCTGTTGAATCGTTAATAAAAACAATACAGTTATTACAAAATTCTAAGTTTTCATTTTGATTTACTAAATATTTTTCAAAATCAGGATCAATGGTTTCTATGTATGATTTTTTATTTTGATATTTTCCTATTGTATTATAGTGTTTTAACAATTCAATTTGATTAAGATTAACTAGTTCAGGATTGAAATATTTATAATGTTTGGAAAAAAAATGAATGTCAAAATCGCAGTATTCATGTATGTATTTATGAACTGATCTATTTTTAATGTAACATTTTTTTTTTTCATGGTAGCCAAAGTTTTTAAAATGGTTTACTAGTTCTTTTTTAGATAATGTATTTAAAGTAGTATTTAATATTTTATAGTGTGTAGGATTAAACAAATCATCTTGATTATATTTTAAGTTACTTAATAATGTTTTCCAATTTAAATTAATGGAATAACAATTATGAATCGCAAAACATTCTAGGTTAATATTATCGACAGAAACAAATTTGGTTAAACTATTAGAATCCGCTATTTTTAAATTATTTTCTGTAAAATCATTGTTTAATAAGTTTTTGGAAAATTTCTTAGTCAATAAACAAAATGATCTAGCAAAAAAGTTAGTGTGTCTATCATTTTTTAATTTGCTTCCTATGTAATCCCAATGTAAAAAGTCATGTATATTTTCATTAATAACAAGTGTACTTTCGCTGTAGAAAAGCAATTTTTCTCCATGAAACAAATTCCAAAATTCATTTTCAGTGTAAATTTTGTACTCATCAATTTTAATAACCTTGATGTTTTCAGATATTCTCTTACATATTGAAATCATGAATTCATAGTTAAAATACCCACACACTATGGTAAAGCTCCATAGTTTATCTAATTTTAATATGGTATTTTTAATTATAAATTCAATATGTGATGAATCTTCAAAATAAACTAATACTGCTTCGTAATCATTGTATAAATTAATTTTTGGAAACGCAATGTTTTTTATTAGCTGTAAATTTTCGTTGCAATATTCTTTAAAATTTATTTTACTATTTATATTATGATTAAATTCCCCGGTTTTGTAAACATTCATGAATTAGTTATTAAATTTTCTTTAATAAACAATTATAAATATTTATTGTAATTTCTCTTCATTGATTTTAATTACAATTTTTATTTACTAAATATATCTAGTGAATTTACTAAATCCATTTTCTTCATGGATTTTTCAAACGTATTCTCTCGCTGTAAGTTTGCGAACAGATAATCAGTGTTAGGACTTTCTTCTTGCTTCTTAATTTGCTTATAGACTTCGTTAATTTTATCGACAACGTTTTGGATAACTGGTTTATTGGACATGAGTTCTATATTTGTTGGTACGGTTTCAGTTAATAAAGCAACCGCAAAATAGAGCAAATACCTTCTCTTTTTGGAACTAGCTGTTGTGTATTTTATAGAAAAAATATCTAGTATGGCAGTCATAAGCTTTGTAATATATGGATTGTTCATCTTTTCGCAATTTTCAAAGAGCGAATCCCACAAGATCCAAATAATATCGCGCTGGAATTTTTTTTCAACTGCCATTTTACTACGACGTTCACAAAAGCATGGCTGTTTTCTTTTCTTACAAATAGCGTCGAATTCTATTATCCATTCCACCCAGTAACATGCTGTAATTGTGCTTTTTACATCTTGAGAAATATTATAAGAAAATTCGTTAATTGCAATAAAAAGTTCTCTAGGATCATCTTTTTTGAAAACATCTTCTGCATAATGCATTGATGTAGCCTTTAATCTCTCTGTCATTTGAGTCATATCGAATTCTTCATCCTTATTTATTTTAATGGGTTCAAAACTATGTTTTCGATTAGAGAGAGAAAGTGTACTAATTATTTCTGCAAATAGTTTCCTAATAGTAGGATGATTACGCAGTTGTAGTTCGTTTAAGAATTGTCCTTGTGCTACAATGTTTTTAAAAATTTCAAATCGCATTTGTAAATAAATAACAATTTTGGGATTCCCTAAATGAATATGCTTACCTGTATAATGTAGAATAATTTCCCATACTTCCATAAAATGCCCCGCACATATTAATTCGGCAGCCCAATATACTGACTGTTCTAATTTTGCATTTTTCATGTTCTCTATGAGCTGTTTCCTAACTTCAGTTTTTTTATATTTTGAAAAAGAAATGGATTTAAAACTGGGTCCTGGACGTATATCATTTATTTCACTGTTATTATCTACTTTGGGTAGGTTCTCATCTAACATCTATTGTTTATATTTATAATTATAACAAATATAAATATATTTATATCTATTTATGAATAATGTACCGTATTCGTATATTCTCCTCATTTGGTAAATCGGAGAATTGTAAAGATATTTATGAAAGATTATGCGAATCACATTTGATGGAGAACTACGGACCAAATAAAGAAATTTATATTACGAATAATGACGACTTCACACATGTTATAATTTTGAATACGGCAATGCCTTATATTTCCCATATACCAAAGGAGAATGTTATTGGATTTGCTTTTGAACCGATACAATTTTTAGGATTAACTGAGGAATTTGTTCGGTATGCACAAAAACAGATAGGAAAATATTATATTGGTGATAAAGCCGATCTTCCTTATCCATTTGTAGAGAGGTTTTCGCATATGTGGCATAATGCTCCATTGAAGCACACCCCCGTAAAAAACAAAGCCATATCTATGATGGTAAGTGAGAAGAATGCTCAATCAGGGCACAAGTATAGACACGATCTTATCTCTAAAATTTTAGAAACCAGTTTACCAATTGATATTTATGGAAGAGGTTGTCGATATTATGAATATTTGGGAGATGAAAGAATAAAGGGAGAATTTGGTGAATTAGAACCGTACGAATCATACGATTTTCACATCTGTATAGAGAACTTTGAAACAAATCATTATTTCTCAGAGAAAATAACCAATTCACTCATGGCCAGTACAACGCCTATTTATTTAGGTTGTCGACACATTGATGAATATTTTCCCGATAATGTGATTCGTTTATCTGGAAATGTAAATGATGATATGGAATTGTTAAAGAATATTGTAGAGAACCCCTCTAAATACAAAAAGAAAATAGATCTTGAAATAATAAAAAACAGGATTTATTTGTTGAGAAACTTGAAAACTTTATTTTAAGCAAAAAAAATAATATAAACCTATTTATTTTTTTTTATAAAACATGAAAATAGCGGCCTTTAATGGTTTTTTATTTCATGACGAAATGTTTGGATACATAATTCACTTTTGTAAACACCACAAACATGAATTAACTTTATTTTGCCATACAGAATATTATAATCATTACATAGAATTTTACAAAAAACATTTTCATGGTTACTATTTTAACGTTGTGGATATGAGGTTGTTCGATCAATTAAAATATGGATTTGAACGCATATTTTTAATGACAGATATAGATCAGAATTTTAAGGACAATGATCCGTACATTAACAGTATTACTATACGAATAGACCATTATGGAGAAATTCGACGTGAAAATATAAATAATTTTATAGCAACACGACCGTTTAAAAACAATTATAGAAAGTGGGCATTACCTTGTTATCCTATTTATTATTCAGTTGAAAAATATGATGCATTAAAGCAGAACAATACGATAAATATAATGATTCTTGGGAATTGTAGAGAGAGATATGATGAAAAAATTATAAATAGGTTACAATGCGAATCCAACAAACCGATAATAATAAACGTTGTTTCTAGAAAGATAAAAAGAGAAAACTTTGTAGGGTGGAAATTAAAAGTTGATGTGTGTTTGTATGAAAATATAACAACAAATAATTTAATTGATTTATTGAAAAACACAAATTATTTGTTAACTGATGCAGTTAATGATCCTCATTATGAGGAAAATTGCATGAGTGGCTCTGTTCCTATTGCATTTTCAACACTAACAACATTAGTTATTTCCAAACAAAGTAACAAATACTATAATTTTAAAAACGTCATAGAATTTGATAAGGATTCACAAGATATTATTTATTTGAAAGACGTAGATCTTTATCAATTAGAACAAGAAAGAAGTCAATTAATATCTGCATTTTCGCCTATCGTTTTGGATTGTTTTGCGACAATGTAGAAATTACTCCGTAATAATTCGTGGAACAACATTAATTGTCTGTAGTTCTTGAGACATTAGCTTGTAAGCATAAGGAATTTCAACTCTGGCAAAATCTGTCTTGTTATCACAAGTTTTACACAAATGAATCGTAAAATCATTATTTGCATACATGCGATTTTTATTTCCATCATTAAAGGAAGCAACCATACCACATTTCTTACAAACATGTACTGCATATTTGTCAGAAACATCATACAATCTTTCACGACAAAATCTGGACATTCCATGTGCAATCATCACATCACGTTCCATCTCACCAATTCTGAAACCGCCATCTCTGCTCCTACCTTCTGCGGGTTGACGTGTAAGATTGACCATAGGACCAATTGATCTGCTGTGTTGCTTGTCATTAACCATGTGTTTTAATCTTTGGTAAAATACTGGACCAATGTATATATTGGTTTCAAGTTGCTCACCAGTAAGTCCGTTATACATAAGCTCATTTCCATAGCTTTCGTACCCTAGTTTCTGGAGCTCCTTAGTAATAGTCTTGACATCTAGATTACCAAAACTAGTTCCGTCGCCGAACATACCAAGTTCCAAAAGAACTTTACCAAGAATAGTTTCCTTTAACTGTCCAATAGTCATACGGGATGGAATAGCATGAGGGTTAATGATGATATCTGGTCTCAATCCGTCCTTAGTAAATGGCATATCACATTCGGGAATAATGTTACCACAAGTACCCTTTTGCCCGTGGCGACTTGAAAACTTATCTCCAAAAACAGGCTTACGCAAGACGCGAACGCGGACCTTGGCAAAATTGTATCCGTCACCATTTCGACCAGTGTAGTTTTTATCAATGTACGTTTCTTCAGTTGTTCTGAAGGTCTTGCTTTGATCTTCATATTTCACGGTTTTTGTCGGATCATTACGATTTTCCTTGATGGGAATTGTTTTGGCAATAATAACATCACGATTCTCCACCAATGAGTTTTCCGGAATAAAACCTTCTGCGTTCAATTTATTGTAATTACCAAATTTGATACCCTTTGTCTTTTGTGGATCAGGTTTGCAACGGATAATCTCATCACGAATAATGTTCTTATCTTCATCCTTTTCGGTATGATAAATAGTTGCCAAAAACAAACCCCTATCAATTGAACCTTTGTTTACAAGCACACTATCCTCTTGATTATAACCTGTGTGTGTCATAATAGCTACATGAATTTGTGTTCCTGATGGAATTTTATTAAGCTGAATAAAATTCATGAGACGCGTATCAACTAAGGGTCTACTAGGATAATTAAGAACATAGGCTGTCTTGTCCATGCG